GCTGGGGAAACGCTGGTGGTTTGTTTGCAAATGCATTTCAATCGAACAACGGAGGAACTGGAAGAACTAGTCCCGGAGACGAGGGTAGGCCTTCAAATGCGTACTATGGCTTAAATGGTCGAGCATTTGTTGGAGGAAACGGTGGGAGTGGAAAAAACACACTACAAGGCTTTCCCGTTAGTTTTGGTCGACATTCAAATGCAGGAGCGGGTGGTTCGTGGAGTCCGGGGTATGGCGCAAATGGATTCCCCGCGACTTACTGGGGGCAATCGCTCTTTAACATGTTGACCTCGCTTCCGTATTTCCCAGACTTCGCAGAGTTCAGCAACTATCTTTGGGGTTCCGGTGGCGGCGGCGCAGGCGGAGAAACTGCGGTCAGCGGCGCTGCCGGATCTGGCGGCGACGGCTGGCGCGGAACAGGAGGCGGTGGCGGAGGCGGCAATGCAACCTCACCATCAGGTGCAGGCGGCGCAGGCGGCAACGGCTTCGTCGTCATGTGTTGGGAGTTTGAGTAATGCGCTGGGCAATCGTGAACCCGACGACGCTCGTCGTCGATAACGTCGTGATCTGGGGCGGCGGCGAATCGCTGTGGCCTGACATGCTGACGATCCAACTGGAGGCCGACGAGCGATGCGCACCGGGGTGGACGTACGACTCCGCGGCGACTCCGCGCTTCATCGATCCGACCCCGCCGTCGGAGTAAGATTTCAACATGGCCGACATCACGACAATCAACTCGAGCGACACCCTCGCGGCTAGTCGGTCGACCATCAACACGAACTTCGCCAACCTTCAGAACCTCTGCAGGTCGGCAACTGCCCCGGCCTCGCCGGTTGCCGGAATGCTGTGGCTCGACATCTCGTCGGGCAATGTGCTCAAGATCCGCAACGCTGCGAACTCCGCGTGGGTCACGCTGCTCGCCAACACCGAGACCTCGGGAGGCGGCTCGCTGCCTCTCACCGGCGGCACGATGTCCGGCGCGATCGCGATGGGCACGCAGCAGATCACGGGCTTGGCGGCGGGCACGGCATCGACGCACGCCGTGAACAAGTCTCAGGTCGACGCGCGAGAGCACGTGGTCAGCGTGACCATCGGAGCCGTCTCGGCGACTGCGACCAAGCTGCTCACTGTGGCTCCTGCGGGCATGTCGATCGTCCAGGCGTACATCGTGAACGCTTCGACCATCTCGACCAGCGCGACGAACTACTGGTCGATTCAAGTGGCCAATCAGACGCAGGGCTTCAACATGGCGTCGACGGCCTTCACGACTAACTCAACGGGCGGCAGCGCGATCACGGCCAACACCGCGACCAGCCTGCTGCTCAATCAGAACCTCTCGCCGACCGCACTCGATGTCATCAACGTGACGCTCACGGCAACCGGCTCGCCGACCGCGACCGGATCCGATGCCATCGTCGTGCTTCGGTACAAGATCACCACATAATCAGTCGGGTCACTCGATTCCTATCCGTGGTTTGTTCTCCTGACTTTTCTCTATCTCCATTCCCCCGACTGACATTCAACAGATGGACAAGATCCTCGAAAACGCCGACCTGACGGACCTCCTTCTCGGAGTCGTGCTCGCGCTTCTTGCCATCGCGATGCGGTGGATCGCCAAGAAGGCGAAACTGAACGACGCGCAGAACGAGGCGATGGAGCAGATCCTGCTTGCCACCCAAGAGGTTCGCCGCGTCTACGTCGACGCCATCCGCAAGGCATCGGAGGACGGAGTGGTTACCGACGAGGAGAAGCGCCTCGCGCTCGATCTCGCCAAGGCCCGACTCCTCGAGCGCGTTGGTCCCGAAGCCAAGAAGCTTGTCCTCTCGTGGGGCGAAGAGCGGCTCCGAGGACTTCTGCAGATCGCCATGGAAAAGGTCACGGCAGACAAGCCGGCTCCGGTGGCCTGACGTGGACACGCTCAAGGCTCTCGGCATCGACCTGACCCTCTGCATTGCAGGAACGGCCGGAGCGGTGATCACGATCGGAAAGAAGGCGCTCGAGAACCTAGCGGTCACTTTCACGTCGATCGTCGCGGGTGTCGGGTGCGCGAACTACCTGACACCGATCATCATGGACATGGCGAAACTCGACAACCCGAAGTGGCAAACCGGGCTTGCGTTCATTCTCGGCACGCTCGGTCTGAAGACCGTCGAGATCTTCGGCCAGCGCGTCGAAGACGCTCTGCGAAGGAAGACTCCAGCGCCATGACTTGGATCTACTGGATCGCCAACCTGTGCGGTATGGTCGGCATCGCCGCGCTCAACGTCGCGATGTTCGGGCGCGAGAACTCGCGCGTGTACAAATGGCCCAAGTGGCAGTCGACGACTCTGCGAATCTCCATGCTCGCCGTCATGGTCGGGCACGCTTACTGCGTGATCGACATGGGCAAACCAACGTTCGGTGAAGTCGTGCTCGCCTGCGGTTTGGGCTTCATCTTCCCGTGGACTGCGTGGTACCACTGGAACATCTTCGTCGTGAAGTACCGAGAAGGGCTGCCGTTCCGCAAGGAACACATCATCGAGAGCGACATCTCATGAGCGCGATCTTGGCCTTCCTGACGAAGTTGATTGCCGACGTGCTCGGCATGGCGCTCGACAAACAGAAGACGACCGGGAGCGTCTCGCACGGCAACACGACCCTCGTGCCCACACCCGTCGATGAGCTCAAAGAGAAGGCGCGACGTTCTGGTCTACTTGGCCTGGTGGTTCTTCTTCTATGTGGCTGCGGCACCACGCATGTGGTGGTTGCGACCCTGCATCCGGTCGAGCCGGAAACGGCCGGCTGGCCTCGGGTTGCGCAGGATGAGGTCAGGGTTCTGCTCGACGGAACCGACAAGATCGGCGTCGTGAGCCCCGCTGGCGGTTACTTCTTGGTGCACGAGGCCGACTTAAAAGGTCTGCTGCGCGCCGCTGCCGAAAAAAAATAGATCCGCAAACCGCATCCGGATAAGGGTTTAGAGCGTTCGCGAAAAAAAGTTTTTCGACGGGCTTGCTATTCTTTTTTAAGTTCGGCAAGATGCTCGCACTTCGCAGCAAGTTGCTGCAAGTATGGAGCAAACCATGTTTTCCGTCGTTTTTTACCTCGTTCTGTTGTCGCTGTTACCGCTCTCGGCGGCCGTCGGTTTATCCGAGACGGCCATGGCGGTGCCGTTCGGTATCTGCCTCGTCATGCTTCTCGCGGGTCCGCAGGGCTGCGCCCACCTCGCCAAGTCGTGGCTGAAGGGGGGTGCGAAGTGAACACCCGCAAAAAGCGCACCGTCGTCAAGACGCCTCAAACCGATCGCGCCTGCCGTCAATGGTCGTTCGAAATGCGGACCGCGGTCTACCGCGCCCACAAGGCCGGAGTGACCGACGAGGACCTCGCGATCCTGACGGGCCGGACCATCCATGCCGTCAGGCAGCAGATCGGAATCGTCCGTCGCCGCGACGTGCGGCTCTTCGACTCCTCGTTCCTTGAGGAGTTCCGCATCACCGAAGGTTCCCCGAAAGGTGACCAGTCGTGAAGTTGCAGGAGATCATCAAACAGAAGTTCGGGTCGCTTCAGCAGTTCGCAAGCGTGATCTCAGTTCCGGCACCGACCGTGTCGAACTGGTGTCGCGGTCTCGCGATCTCGAAGAAGCACCGCGGAACCGTGTGCATGGTTTTGGAAATGGAAACCGAAGATCTGCAGAAGTTGCAGATCGAAGCCGTCAAGGAGAACTACCGTGATTGAGATCGTCAAAGGTCGATCCCTCGCCCCCGACCGTATCCTCGTGTACGGTCGCCCGGGCGTCGGCAAATCGACGTTCGCAGCCGGGGCCACGAACCCCTTGTTCATCGACGTCGAGCGCGGATCGGGTGCGCTCGAGGTCGACCGTGTCCACCCGTGCAACTGGAAGGCCGTCCTTGAGGTCATCCGTGGGTGGCCGGAAGGCTACTCGACCCTCGTCATCGACACGCTCGACGCGCTCGAGAAGTTCATCTTCGCCGACGTTTGCAGCGAGGCCGACGTCAAAACGATTGAGGACATCGGGTACGGCAAGGGCTACGCCCGCGCGATCGACCGTTGGGTCGAGTTGCTCGGTGCCCTCGACACCCTCCGCATCGGCCGCGGCGTCGAGATCATCCTGATCGCCCATGCGACCGTCCGCTCGATGACCAACCCGGGCGGGTCCGACTACACCAAGTGGGAACTCGCCGTGCACGCCAAGTCGGTCGGGTTCATCACGGCGTGGGCCGACACCATCGCCTTCGCGGACATCGACCACACGATCACGAACGATGAGAAGATCCTCGTGAACGGTCGTCGGATCCTGCGTCTCGCGCCTGGTGCGTGGGAGGCTAAGTGCCGCTATCGCGGGACGCCTGCCGTGATCGACAACTCCTACGACGCCTACGCCGCGGCGCGTTCCAAGGCCGGGGCGAAGTCGGCGAAGGAACTGTTCGGTGAGGCGACGGCCATGGCGGTCGCGATCCCGGACGTCGAGACGCAGAAGAAGATCGTGAAGTTCCTCGACGAGCACCAGCACAACGCGGCGAAGTTGGCCTCGGCCATCGACCGCATGAAGAAGATGGAGAAGACCGATGGGATGGCTTGATGACGACGGCCCGAAGGCCGGGAACAAGTTGGGCGCTGGCCGTCACGTCGTGACGATCTCGCGCGTGACCACGAAGAAGAAGGACGGCTCGCAGATGCTCGACAAGCAGGGCAACCCTCAGTTCGTCGTGACGCTCGAGGCCGCCAACGGCGAGCTCGACTGGTGGTGCCCGATCATCGGCAAGATGACGTGGAAGTTGAGCGCGCTCGTCAAGGCTGCGCTCATGCCCCATGAGGTCAAGGAACTCAAGGAGCAGAACATCGAGCCGCATCACTTCATGGATTCCAACCTCGCCGAGCAGTGGCTCAAGGGCCGCACGCTCGTCGCGGAAGGGAAGCAGGACGGCCGCTACGTCAACTTTGAGTTGTCGGCCTACGACCCGATGGCACCTCAGCCGGCGAAGCCGCTGGTGCCTCCGAAGGCCGAGGCCAACGACGTCCCCTTCGACGACGTGCCGTTCTAATGGCTGACCCGCGGCAGCAGTGGGATTTCAAGAACCCGAACTCGCCGCGGGCAGCCTACGAATGCGACCTGATGGGTGACTGTCTGCTTCTCGCGCGACGCCTCGATGCGTACATCGCGAGCGCAGATGGTCGCCCTGACGGAATCAAGAAAAGGATGCTCGCTCACGCGGCCCGCACGTTGGAGTTCATGCGCGGCCGTTTCACCGATATCGAACTCCGCATGGAAGCAGTAGGGAAAGGGGTGCCAAATGAGAGACTGGGGAACTGCAAACCGTATGCTCACCTCGAGCAGCACGGGCGTGTCATCGAGTCCGTTGCCGCCATTTCGGAAGACGGAATCGAGGACGTGCTCGATGATCCTGAAGATCTTGGCGATGGGGCCGATGACTGACGAACAGATCGTCAATCGGTTCGCGTCCATGAACATCGCGGCGAGTACGTCGGGGATTCGCAGCCGTCGCGCCGAACTCATCCGAGCCGGGAAGGTGGTCGAGCACGGCGAGTCGACGACCGCGGCGGGCAACGTCTGCTCTGTTTGGAGGTTGCCTTGAAGAAGAAGAAGCCGAAGGACTGGACCAGGGCGGCGATGGAGTTACCCGCTCGGATGCCGGACGGCGTGGCCCACGCCCCGCATGATCTGTTGTCGGCCTATCAACAGATCGTGCTGCCTCAGTTGGAACGGGCCACCTACAAGTTGGGCAACGCCTCCAAGATCGACGAAGCCGTGCGGGAAATGGTCGTTCTTGAGCTCGCCTTGAAGCAGGCTTTGGCGGTGCTGCGATGACCTTCGACCAACGATTTGACAGGAAGTCGGCGATCGGTGCCTCTGAGATCGCGACGGTGATGGACATCTCGCCGTGGTCGCGGCCGTCCGACCTGTGGATCTCAAAGCGGTGCGGGCAGACGATCGACCGTTCGACGTTCTTCACGCGCCGCGGCAACCAGCTCGAGCCGACCGTCAAGGCCGAGTACGAGCGGCAGACCCACTCGGTGGTGATGCCTCAGGACACGACGATTCGCCACCCGACCGTGCACATGCTGTCGTGCACGCCGGACGGGTGGATCAAGACGGGCGTGCACGGCGTCGAGTTCAAGTGCGTCTTTGGCGAGTCGCAGAACGATTGGCGCACGGGCATGCTGCCGTACCACTACGTCCTGCAGTGTCAGATCTCGATGGAGATCACGGGCGCATCGAAGTGGGACCTCGCGGCCTACCTCGTCGAGAAGGGCCACGCGGAGGACGACGACCCTCCTGGTGAGTTGGTCCACGCTCGCCTCTACCGCGACGAGCCGCTGATCGACTGCCTCGTCGGCTGGTCGATTATTTGGTGGGCTCAGCACGTCGAGGATGGTGTTCCCGTGATCGACACAAAGATGCCGCTCCGCGACCGGCTCGAGGCGTTCCACCAGAAGGTTGACAGCATGCGCTCGGGCGGGCAGGCTGCCGACCTTCGCAGGAGAGCGATGCAGTCGTACGTGTCGTGGTGAAAGATCAGGGGGTTGGGGATGGCCTTCGTCAAATGGCGACCGGGTGCACACTCGGTCGAGATCGGTCGGCTTGCCGACATGCTCGTCGCGAACCGATGGGCACCTCGCTACGCGGCGTACTACGTCGCGGAGGGCATATTCATGCGCGTTAAGTTTCATCAATATGCGCACCCGGAAGCGCCCATTCGGGCCCTCTCCGCCCCCGTCTTTGCACAGGTGACGGCATGGCCTCACCTACGAAACGTCGACAAGTTCCACGCCGAGTGCCTCCGAGTCCTGCGAGCAGACGACGAGATGTTGCGAGCAGACGACACGATCTTGCGAGCAGACGACAAGATGCTGCAAGTTTACTCAGACCGAAATCGCGAGTTGCAGCCGAAAAACATCGAATCTGAGTTCGAGTGTCGGATCCTAGAGAAGAGAAGAGAAGAACAGACATACCCCCCAAAGCCCCCCAAGGGGGGACTCGACACCTTCGCTTCGCTCAGGTCCGAATGGGACCGTCAGCGCGGCCTGCATCGACTCGACCCGAGCCCGAGGAACTCCCGGACGGTCGCCAAAGCCCTCAGGAGGCTGTTAGAGGCGTCGGAAGACGTCGTGATGGCTCACCGTGCCATCGGCTTCTTCTTCGCCTTAGAAGACCGCTGGGTGGCTTCCCGGGGATATGACGGAAAAGCGTTCCTCGACCGCCTCGAGCAGGTCATCGGACGGGCTCAGCGACCCCTCGTTAAGCCCGTCGACGTCAAACCGAACACCGTTACGGAACCGCTCGCCGACCCGGCCGTCGTTCCGCAACTCATCAACCGACTCAAAGGTCGGAGAGCCGCGGGGAATGGTTCCGCCGCAGACCGGACGATTTCATCACCCCAACCGCCATCGTCCGGTGCTCTCCGGCCCCCTTTGGGGAATCGTCAGGAGAACGCGAATGGATAGGAACGATCCGAACTGGCCGATCCCCGGGCAGGCCGCCGACTTCAAGTCGGCAGAGCACGACCCGCAGATGCGCGCCGTCATCGAGAAGATCGACGACGACATCTCCATCTGCTTCATCTTCGAGGGCTCGCTCTCGCAGAAGAAGCGGTACTACGTCCGCGAGACCGCCGAGTGGCCCGACCGCATTGCCGAGACGCTCGAGGCCATGGCCGCCGAGATTCGCCGGCTGAGGGAGCCGAGCACGTGAGCTGGCATCCGCTCAACAAGCCGTCGGTCATCGCCGCGAAGGCGACGGTCGAGCAGATCGAGGACTGCCTCCGTCACTCCGAGGCATCGTTCGAGTCTCAGGCCACGCGCCTGAAGTACTACCGCAAGGTCGGCGAGCCCGTCCACATCCGACGGCTCGTCAGCGTGATCGAAGGAATCGAGAAGAAGATCGTCAACCTCAAGGAAGCCCTTCGTCTGAAGGGGATGGAGAAGTCATGAGCAAGGAACCCCGCAACCCGGCCGACGTCATCAAAGACCATCTCGAAGCTCAGCAGCAGTCGTACTACCACGAGCCGTCGATCTACATGACCTACTGCGAGCAGGTGCTGCAGGTGACGAAGCGGCCGCAGTCCTGGTCGGTGTTCAACCTGACCACGGGCCGCCTCAAGTCGCTCGACGATCGGTCCTTCACGAAGTTCTTCAACGACTTCATGAAGCAGCGCATGCTGTCGGCGTTCGAGATCGACAGGAACGACGGCATGGACCTCAAGCGCGTCCGCGACGGCGTCGAGGAGGACGGCTGATGTACCGCTCGTACTGCTGCCGCAAAAAGCCCGACCTCGTCCGCATCGACGACATGGTCGCGTACTTCTGCGGCAACGAACAATGTGAGACGTTCGTCTTCCAGTACACCCCCGGCGAGGACCTCGAAGAACTCGCCGAGTGGTGGAACATCAAGTGCGGACGAATCGAAGTGTCGAAG